CGGGACCCGGTTGCGGGAGTGTCGGGTCCGGCAGGTTCGGGTTCGGTGACCGCGTCGACCCACCGGATCAGCTGGCGGGCGCGGGCGACCTCGTGCATGAAGGCGTGGGCTTCGGCGCGTTCGGCGTGGACGGTGAGCGTGTCGGCGGTCGCGGTGGGTGGGGGCTGCCAGCACACCGCGACCGCCAGACACAGCGCGGCGATCAAGCCAGATCGGCCCGGTTGCCGAATAGGTCGTCGCGGATCTCGCGGACGCGTTGCGTCGAGTAGGCGCGTTCCTCGTCTGTCCGCGGTTCTGTCCGCGGTTCGTTGTCCGCGCCGCGGACAGAATTTTGTGTCCGCGGTTCACCACTACCAGAAACGAAAGAAGGCCCGTTAGGGCCTTCGTTTCTGGTAGTGAAATTAGAATTGTGTGCCGCGGACATTTCGCGGACAACGGACACAATTTTGTCCGCGATCATGTCCGCGTATTTGTCCGCGAATGTCCGCGCAATTCTGTCCGCGATCATGTCCGCGAACGCGTCGTTATCCACAGCCTTCACAGCCGCCCGCCGCGCCGCTTTCTGCGCGCGGTTATAGGCAGTCCGGTCATCGGTCACAGCAGACCGTTCGTTTCGATGGTCACTGTGCGCGCGAACCGTTCTTCGAGGGCCTCGAGGCGGTCGTCGTGACGGTCGACGACGGCACCGACGGCCCGGACCAGTTCGGCGAGCTCGTTCTCGAGGACGAGGACGCGGGCGATCAGGTCGGCGATGTAGGCGTCCCGATGCTCGTTCGAGTTCATGCGTCGCGTTCCCAGTCGAACGGGCGGGGGCCGGCCAGGACCCGGACGTTCGAGACTGCCGGCGTCGCGGAAGGCATGACGCGACGCCGGCAGCCTCGGCGGTAGGCGACCGTCGCCGCGCCGAGCAGCAACACGCCGAACGCGGCGACGGTCACCTCTCCGCCCCCCCGGACGGGCCGCCGGTGCCGCCTCGCACACACCGGCGCTGGGATGGCAGGCCGTGCTGTCGCGACACCGACGGGAACATCAGAACGGTTCCTCGATCGCCTCGACCACGGCCGCGTTCGGCCATGGTTCGTTCCAGCCGATGTTGTGGCGGGCGAGGAAGTCGGCGTATTGGGTTTGGGTCCACGCCGCGACCGCCGCGTGCGCGGCGCGCTGCTCCGCCTCGGACGGAACGTCTTCCAGTTCCGGTACCGGTTCGGTGACGGTCTCGACGTCGACGTCGCGGACTTCGGCGTCCTCGTCGGCGAGCGGAATGTTGAACGCATGCTTCAACGCGCGCCGTTCCGCCCGCGCGAGCGCCATCTCCGGGCCGTGACCCTGTTTCGCGACCGCCTCCCTGTCCTTGCACTGCGCGCCCCACCGGAACGGATGCGACATGTCCTTCCGCCACACCGACACGTAGGCGGTCCAGCCGTCCCCGGTGCTGTTGCGGCGCAGCTCGTCGACGACGATCCCGTCGAGCTGGCCGGACCGGTGCGCGACCTCCAACATGCCGTCCCGGGTGATGTAGGGCCGGAACGCGCCCCGGGTACCGATGATCGACGCGTGGCCGAGCAACGGGTCCAGGCCATACCGGTCACACAACAGGACGAGCGCGCGGGTCTCCGGCGTCTGCGGGTCCAGTCCGAGGTAGGCGAGGACCGCCGCCCACGGATCGGACGTGCGCGCGACGTCGGTGCCGGCCATCACTCAGCCTCGTCGGTGACGAACAGCGCCGCATCTTCGTCCTCGAGCGTGTCGACGCGCGCGAGGAGGTTCCGGAGGCTGTTGGCGAGCGCGATCTGGTTCCGTTCGATCTGGTCCAGCCGCCGTTCGAGATCGGCCGGCGTCATGCCGAGCGGTCGAGGTCGACGAGGTCGTCGAGGTCGAGGTCGAGGGCGTGCGCGATACGGAAGGCAACATCGACCTTCGGCATCGCGCCGTCGCGTTCGATCCGGATGATCGTGGACAGCGAGCAGTCGACGCGGCGGGCGAGCCGTTCTTGGCTCAGACCCAGCTCGAGGCGCCGGGCCCGCACCTCACTGCCAAATGTAGGTTTTGCCATATCTCAGTTACGTAACCACTGGCGGGTTGCGTTGTCAACTCCAACGGCGTACCGTTTCTGATATGGCAGCCGTGACACATCGGGTGACGTGGGGAGAGGCGCTCGTCGTCGAGGCCCACCGGCACCGCCACGCCGGCGGCCTGCAAGCCGCGGTCGCACGCATCCACGACGAGGTCGGCCCCCACATCGGGACCCGCAACACGTTCGCGAAACTGTACGAAGTCACCCACCCGCGCCGGCTCGGCGAACGCGACCGGTGGCGGGCCTGGCTCGTCCTCACCGCGTTCGGTCAGGACCCCACCGAATGGGGGATCACCGACGACTGCGTCCCCAGCGCGGTATCGATCACGGCCCTCAAACGCCGCCTTCCCCTGCGGTCGTATTCCGCATGCAATACGGCGGGTGAAGTCGCCGCATGAACGCGCCGAAGATCACCTCATGTTGATCGTCGACGCCGCCGACCAGTACCTCGACGCCATGCGCGCCCGCCAGAAGCTCTCCCAACACTCTGCCGACAACCAACGGCCAGTTTTCCGCACGCTCGCGCGCGTCGCGTCCAGCGGCCATGTGAACGATCTGACGGACAGTGACGTCGAAGCCTGGTTCGCGGCGCAAGCCCACCTGCGGCGCTCCACGATCCGCAGTCGCTGCAGCGCGCTCGCATGTTTCGCGCGGTGGTGTGTCCGCAACGGCTACTGCCACCGCGACTGGATGGCCGACGTCGAACGACCCAAACCGAAATCGCCGGTCCCGCGCGCGCTCACCAACGGCCAAGCCGCCGCGTTACTCGCGGCAGCACCGGACGAACGGGGCCGCGCCATCGTCGGCCTCATGCTCTGGTGCGGACTGCGGTGCGCGGAAGTCGCCAACCTCGACCTCGCCGACTGGGACCGGGCGGCCGCGCTCGTGACGGTGCGCGGCAAGGGCGACAAGGTCCGCCAGCTCCCACTACCACCCGAGTGCGCGACAGTTCTCGACAGTTATCTGCACGAACGTGGCGGACACGACGGGCCGTTGATCGTCGCCAACAAGTGGCGGGCCGGCCAACGGCTCAGCGCCGGGCAGGTCTCCAAGCTCGTCGGCCAATGGTGCGGTAGGGCGGGGATCAAACGGGCACCACGCGACGGCATCAGCGCCCACGCCTGCCGGCACACGTGCGCGTCCGACGTCCTCGAACGGTGCGAGACCGGCATGGGCCTCGTGATCGTGCGCGACATGCTCGGCCACGAACACATCTCCACCACCGAGATCTACCTACGGCGCGCGCGCCGCAACGACATGGCCGCCGCGATGGCCGGCCGCAACTACCACAATGACGTTCGTGGAACCGGGGCCGCCTGACTGGCTAGTCGTCGCGCTCGTCGTCGCGCTCGCGGCGGCCGCGGCGGTCGGGATCGTGTTCGCCGTCCTCGGTGCCATTACCGCCTAAGAGGCGCCGGATCTGCTCGAGCTGGCCGAGGAGGCGGCGCGCGAACCGCCAAGTGAACGCGGCGCCCACAGACGCGGCGGTGAGAGCCGCGAGCGCCGCCCACCCTTCCCAAGACACATCAGCGGACCTGGCCGGTCGGCGCCCCGTAGAACTGGGCGTCACCGAAACTGAAGATGCCGCCGTCCTGCGCGATCAACCAATAGCCGGCGCCGCTGTCGGTGAGTTCCATGCCGACGATCGGTTCGTTCAAATGTTCGCCGCCCATCGAACCGTGAAAGACGGCGTCGCCGTAACAGAAGACGCCGCCATCGCTGCCGACGACGTAATAGCCGTGACCCGATCGTGTGCGGACCATCGTTTGCGCGCCTGACGGCATCTCGTCTCCTCCGTCGTAGTCGGCTTTCCCGAGCACGACCGCGTAAATGTCGTCCCGGCGGTCGCGGGTATGGGCGCCGGGACAGGCGGTCGCCGCGGTATCGCCATGGAACTGGCAGCGGCGGGCCGCGGCGGACGGGATCCACCCGAACTGTTCGGCTTCGTCGCACGCCTCGCCGATCAGGCGCAGGTCGTTGTCGGTCACTTCGTAGGTGTCGCGGTTGCCGGTCAGGCATATCTGCAACGACGGGCCGGTCGTCCCGTCAGTCCGGAAACTGTTGGCGGGCGAGTTGCGGACCTCGATGCGCGTCGACCCGACCGCGATGCTGTAGTCGGCCGCGATCAGGCAGTCCCACGCGTCGCGCGGTTTGCCGCCGCCCTCGTGGTGGACGATCACCCGATCCGTTTCAGCCATCGTCCGATTCGGGTTCCGGTTCGGGTTCCGGTTCGGGTTCGGGTTCGGGTTCGGGTTCGGTCACTTCCGGTTCGGCTGTTTCTACTTCTTCGGGGACTTCGGGTTCGGTCGGAGTCATCGTTCGTTTCGCCTTTCGTTCTAGGAGCCGGACGGGCCGACGTCTTCGACGACCATGAATCCAGGGTCCGTCGCGGACGCCTCGAAATTGGTGGTGCCGCCACCGGCCGCGACCCGTAACCGCATCTTGCGAGTGATGTTCCCGGTCGTGGCCGCATCTTCGTAGTGGGAGAGCCCGAACGTGAACCCGGCGCCCGCGACCGAGATCGCGCCCGTGATCCGGTTCAGTTGGACGTTCGCAGCGTCGGTCAGTTTCGATTCGAAGATCGCGTTCGCGATCGACACCAGATATTCGGCTTTGACCTCGAGCCGGTAGCGGCGGCCCGCGACCGCACCCCACGTGACCGTCATGCCGGAGATGTCACCTTCGGTGCCGGAGAACCCGGGATGGCCGGACGACACCTTCGCCATGATCTGGACGCCCCACGCGGACCGCCACGGCGGATACCAGCCCGCGGCCGCGACGCCGGGCGGATCCTGGTAGATCGTCAGGCCGGCCGTATCGACGAGGAACGCGGTCTGCCCGGCGACGGGCGCGGTGATGGCGGCGTCGCGTGCCGCCGCGTTCGCGAACGTCGCGACCACCTGCTCTTGGAGGTAGTCGTTCATGTCGGCCGCGAGCACTTCCTCGCCGACCGCCCAAATCTTGTACGGCATGACGGGCCCTCCTATCCGAGCACGTAGCCCGCGTCGAGTCGATCTTGTGCGTGCGGCCCGGCCGTGAACACGACGCCGGCCAGGCCGATCGGGTCGGTGGACACGAGAACCCAGCCGATCTCCCACGCCGTACGCGTAATCGAATGTTGCGAGCCGACCACTCGCGCGTGGACGTCGATGACATGGTCCGGGCGGTCGGGGGGTGCCCACACGATCCGGGCGACATGTTCAACCCACCGGAGGCCGAGGACACGGTCGAACACTTCCCACGACGCCGGCGAGACGGCAGGGACCATCGTCACATGGTCGAGCGTCACTTGCGGGAACGCGTACAAGTTCAGGACATAGGTCGCCCAACCGGATACGAGCAGGTCGGTCGCGAGTCCGAGGTCGGTCCGTTGGTAGTCGTATTCGCCGTACCGGGCGATACTCGAATCGGACCGTACGGTTTGGGTTGTGCCACCGTTGCGGGCCGCGTAGACCGCGTTCCGCAGTTGGAGATCGGTGTTCGACGGGCTGGCGTCGACGAGAACGTCGAAGCCGCCGAGGTCGTCGCATCCGAGCGTCACGAACGGTGCCGGTTCGGTCCCCCAAATGTCGCGGCCGAGCCATCGGAGCGTCCCGTCCGGCGCGAAATAGACGGTTCCGAGCTCGTCGTCCAACGTCCGGTTCAACAGTTCCCAGCCGGGTTGCGCAAGTGTCGTGCTCTGCAACGTGACCGAACTGACGCCGTGTTCGACGGTCCCGAGCCACCCGTAATAGTCGACGAGGCGTTGCACCCGTTGTTGGGTCGTGTCGCCCGCCCCTGCGGCCGGCTGTTCGGGCCGGTTGTAACGTGCCCACAGTTTCGTGTCGTCGGTCGCGACGAGCACCGCCCGACGTTCGTGCGGGTCCGGCGTCCAATCCTCACCCCAACTGTCGGCGGTACCGGCGAACAGGTAGTGGGTGTTGACGGCCGCGACGGCGGCGGCCGGCTCCGCGATCACTTCCGCGAACACTTCGACGGGGGTGCCGGGCACGAGCCGCGACCGGTTCCCGTACGAGAACGGCGAATCGGGGTTGAGCGGGTCGTAGATACCGGCCGGGTCGGCCAACGTGACGGTCACGGTCGCCGCGTCCGGTTTCGAGAAAATCCCTTGCGCGACCGACGCGCCGCCCGCGATCGCGCAGTCGAGCACGTCGCATGAGAGGTCAACCCACAGCCGGTCGAGTGTCCCCGTACGGGCGGCGGTACCGCCGCCGAGGACGTTGCCGGAGTCGAGCCGGTCGAAGTCGTGGGGGCCGGCATGGAACGTGTTGCCGGCCTCGAGCGCGGCCCGCACGAACAGGCGGACGTAGCCACCCCAGCTCGGGCTGGTGGCGCCGCCGGCCGTGCCCGGCCACGCATCACCCGGCGTGAACGGCATCTAGCCGGCCATCGACGCACGGACCGGAATATCCAACGGTCCGTTTCTCGACGTGTAGCCCCGGAGGGCGTTGGCGACCGCCCGTTGTATTTCGGGGGCGGACGCACCGAGCCCGGTCGTCGTCACGTTGATCGTGACCGGCCCGCCCGCGGTGGTGGTGCGGGCGGCGGGCGCGCGCGCGACGGCGGGTGCCGTCACCGCGCCGGTCACCATCGAGAACGGGTTGACCGCGTCGAGGATGCCGCCCGCCGCGTCTTTCAGGCCTTCGATCTTGTCGAGAATCCAGTCGACCTTTTCTTTCAACCAGTCGAACACGGCCTTGATCGCGGTCTTCGCGGCTTCGAACGGGGCCGTCAACCAGCCTTTCACCTTGTCGAAGTTGTCGCGGATCCATTCCCACACGGCCAGCACCGCGGCCTTGATCGTGTCCCAGTTGTTGACGATCAGCCAGACGGCCATCCCGAACGGGCCGGTCAGGATCGCGAGCAGTAACGGCCAGTTGTTCTTGACCCAGTCGTACACGAATTTGATCGCGTTCCAGATCGCGTCGAAGGCTTTGTCGACGAGTTCGCGGAACCAGTCGACCTTCATGTAGAGGATGACGACGACGGCGATGATCGCGACGATCACGGCCGCGATCAGAAAGATCGGGTTCGTCAGGAGCGTCAGCCGCAACGCCTTCATGATCCCGTCGAAAACCGCGACCGCTTTCGACAGTCCCTCCTGCGCGGCCGCATACAAGGTCGCGGCACCGTCCAACGACTCGAGCGCGGTGGCGGTGACACCCATCCCGGCCGCGAGTTCCGGGAACCCGGCCATCGCGATCGCGTCCGACATGTCGCGCAGGCCGGTCGTGGCGCCGCCGGCGACACCACCGACCGTTTCGATCCCGCCCGACACGTCCCGTGTCTTTTTCGCGGCCGTGTCCGCCGCGTCGCCGTACGCCTTGACCGCCGCCTCGGTCGATTTCAGGTTCGCGGTCGCGGCCGCCGTATTGGCGGCGATATCGATCGTGAGCGTCGCTTTGTTAGCCACGGCGGCGGGCCCGGTCCGCCTGTTCGGCCAACACGGCCAGGGCGGTCACGATCGTCGCGTCGTCCTCACCGGCCCATTGGGCGGGCGGAATGTTGGTCGCGACCGCGAGCTCCACGATCAGCCGGCCTCGAGTTCCGGCCGGGTAGGGTCCACGCCCACCGTCCGCGGGTCGATCGACACGCACCGGCCCACGAAATCGTCGTAGGCGGTGTCTTTCGGGATCTGTGCTTCGCGGGTGAGTCCGTGCCACGCGAGGTAGGTCATCCATTCGATCTGCGCGTCCTGCGGGCCCGGCCAACCTTTCTTGCGGGCGTTCCGTTCGTACTGCAGCATGTCGAAATTGTTGGCTTGGATCTCATAGACCGCGCCGTCATCCATCAGCACCGTCAGATACGGCGCAATCATCCGAACCTTGTTCGTGTCGTCCACGGTCACACCTTCTCGCCGATGAGACGATCGACGTCTTTCGTGTAGGCGGCGACGATCGATTTCGTTTCTGCGTCGACCGCCTGGAACAGGAACGGCCGGGGCCGTTGGGAGCGGGACGGGACCCCGAAATGGACCGGGAGCCCGTACCGGACCGAGGTACCGGCCGTCGCGGTCGACCCGGTGTGGTCGCCCCGGATCGATTGGGCGAGGCGGCCCGTCGCGACCGGCGCGAGGCGGCGGGCCCGGGCGACAACGGTCGCCGCCGCATCATCCGCCGCGTCTTCCAGGTCCTGCAGGCCGGCCGCGATACCCGCCAAACCGGCCTTCAGCTGGGCGGCGGTTATGGTGCCGGCCACGTCGGTACGGGTTCCCCGACGCACGCCCACGCGAAATCGGACGTGAGGACATCACCGACGGCGCCGTCCGCGGTACCGATCGAGAGCGGGTCGATGATCACGGTCCCCGCCACCGCCGCGCCCGCGGCGGTGGACGGCTCGAACGAGAACGGGACCGGTTGGCCTTTGTTCGCCCACGTGAACTGCACGAGGCCGGTCGCCTCGGTGTAGTCCTGCAGGACGGTGCCTTCCAGGCTGTAGTCATACGAGATGGAGCCGGGGACGGAGTCGCCGCACAACGTCACGATCTGGTCGCCTTCGTCTTTGTTGACGATCAGCCCGAGACTTTGGGCCTGGCACGAATAGTCGGTGCCGGGCGCCGTGCCGAGCGTGAACGTTCCCGGACCGAACCGGACCACCTTCACGGCCATGGCCTATACCTCCAGGGTGTAACGGACGACAGGGATCCCCTGTTGTCCCGGTTCGATCGGGATCCGCCACGGTTCGGAGCGGACTACCTTGGCGACCATCGCGAGAGCATTCCAGATCGCGTCGCGGAAATCGTCGCCGGCTTCCACCGTGGAAGCGAGGTTCCCGGCCGGCAGCGCGGCATACACATACCAAGTCGTGAGCTGCCCGCATGCCGTGCGCGGTTCGTTGCCCGCCCATTCGGGCCACGCCGTCCCGGCCGCGATCACGTCGGGCATCGTGCCGGTCGGCGTGAGTTCGGGGACCGTTTTGAGGGCGTCGACGATGTCGGTCCGGACCGTCACGCGAACGTCCGTTTCCGGTACTGGCCGCCGAGCCGGACGATCTCCGAATCGCGGGTCGTCAACCGCGCCACCCCGTATTCGCTGTCGGTGCCGACCATCCCCAACGGGAGGCCGCGGGCCGCGATGGTGCGGGCCACCGACCGGACGAACACTTGGTAGAGGCGGGCGGGTAGATCGATCTCGGTCCACGCGTACTGCTCGGTCACACCGTCTTGTTCCGATTCGGCGATCACGTCGAGCTGCTCGTCGGTGAGGACCGTGGCCGGCACCCCGATCTCGACGCGGATCGTCGCCAGATCAGGGAAACCGGCCGCGGGCTGATACGCCACTAGTGGTGGCCTTCGGCGCGGCCCTTACGGCCGCACACCTCACACACCGTCCCCTCGTCCACCGGTTCTTCCTCGAGGAGTTCCGGTTCCGGTTCGGGTTCCGGCGGTTCGGTGGGTTCGGGTTCGGTGACGGTCATGTCGCGGACCGTTTCAGGGCGCCACCGACATCGGCCAACAGGTCGGCGACGTACCCGTAGTAGGCGATCGTGTAGCCGAGGATCGTCGGTTCGGTGACAGACAGCAGACCGCCGACCGTCTCGTAATGCTCCACGAGGGACGACACGCCGACGATCATCGTTTTCGCGACGAAGTTGCCGTCGACGACGACCTTCAGGCCCATCATCGAGCCGCCGAACCCGGCCGCGTCTTGCAGGCCGGGGAACGAGACATTCCCGCCGGCGGTGTTGACCATCGCCGCATATTTCGCGTACTCGTCGGGCGACATCCAGATCGTGTCGGGATACATCTTCGTGTTCGCGAGGATCTGCGACGACGCGGTCATGACCGCGCTACGGACGGCGCCGTCGGCGGGCGCGTCGATGAGCACGAACGTTCCGGTCGTCGCGGCCACCATCGAGTCCGCGGCGTTGTTGTCGGTCTCTTGGGCGTAGACGGCGGCGAGGTCCGCGACCGCGATCGCGAGGATGGCGGGGTCGGTCCAGTCCCGGTCCTGGAACGAAATGTCGAGCGTCCCACCGAACGTTTTCTTCGTCACCGGCACGCTGGAGATCGTCAGTTTCTGGGATGACAGCTGCGTCTTCTCTGTCGCCTGCACACCGACCGTGGTGTGTTGGGTGATCTTGGGCCGGTTGAACGTCGACCCGCCGGCCGGCATCGTCCGGGCCGTCACCGAATCTATGAACGGACGGGCGGTCGGCAGGGTACCGACCACGTCGCCGACGATCGGGACCGGCACGATCCCCGGGTTGTCGGCCAGTTTCTGGTCGGCGACGACCCGCCATTCGGCCTGCGCGCGCGCGACCCGTTGCGCGGCTTGCGGGTCGCGTTGTTGGTTGCCCCAGTCGGCCAGGTAGGAGCCGACGTTCCCCCGGTACCGTTCGAGCTGACCGGACGGCGACGGTTCGTTGCGGCGGGCCGCGACCGACTTGGTGAGTTCGGCGACCGATTTTTCGTGGGCGGCGTTGCGCAGCTCGGCTTGGTGTAACGGTTCGAGGCGGCCGTCGAGGTCGGCGATCTCGCGGTACATGCCTTCGACCGACGCCCGTTCCGGGTCGGTGACGTCCCGGTTCTCTTGGGCGGCGACGGTCAGGATCGTTTCGGCATCGGCCCGCAGTTCTTCACGGCGCGTCTCCAACCGTTCCAGGTAAAGGTTCACGACAGTCACGCTCCCGGTTTCACGGCAATTTCAAGAATGCTCGTGAGGTGTGCGGGGTGCTCGTCGGGGTGCCCACCGCGGTGGGGGTGCCGGCCGAGGGTGTCGTCTGCCTCTAGAACGGACTCTATAGCGGGAGGCGGGCGGCGGGAAGTTTCGCCAAGAGGGTGTCGCGGGCCATGGGCGGAACCTTCACACGGACCGCGGCCACGGACGCGAGGTCGCCGTACGCGCCTTCCGGCACGAGCGCGAGCTCGAACAGGTTGGCGCGCGTGTAGACGGCGGTGGTGCCGTCGCGGCGTTCCTTGTCGGGGATGAACCCGATCGACCATTGGCGGAGCATGCCTTCGCGGGCCATCTGCAGGTAGTGGTCACCGATCGTCGACGCCGCCACTTTGAACTCGCCGTAGAGGCCTTGCTCCTCGTCGCGCAGCAGGATCCCGTGGCCGATATGTGTGCCGCTCGGGTCGTTGGAGTGGAGGTGGCGGAACAGGACCCGGTTCGGGGACCGCAACTGGTGATTGAACGCGCCGCGCTCGAACCGTTCCGTCAGTTGCTCGTGAATGTATTGGTCGTGGCGGTAGGGGACGACACGGCCGCAGATCACCCGCTGCGACGCGGACCGCATCTCGAGCGGTTCCACGAATGTCCGGTACTCCATGCTCAACCCCCGATCGCGGGTTCGTTCGTGTCCGTGTCGGACGTGGCCGGAGACAGCACCGTCACCGTCGCATTCCCCGGCCCCTCTTCGAGCGTGAGGCCTTCGAGCGGCAAGAGTCCTTCCCAGGCCCGTACCTCGTCGACGGTGACGATCCCCGCGTTCACCAGCGCGATCTCGGTCTGAACCCGCACGCTCTGTTGGTCGCGGAGCAGACTGTCGCGGTTGAAACGCGCCTCGTGGCCTCGCGTCAACAACCGTGAGAACTGCGTTTCGAGCGCAGTGATCCACGGCGCCAACGCGAACCTGACGAGCTGCACCGCCGCGTCCTGCACGTTCTGGTACGGCGCGGAGGTTTGTGCACTCCCGAGCCAGTAGGGATCCAAGGCGAACAGGTTGGCGATATCCACAATGCTCATCTGGCGGGCTTCGATCATCTGCGCGTCGGTCGGCGTCCACCCCAGTGGCGTGAAATCGACGAGGTCGGACAGCACCGCGATGTCGCCGGTCGCGATGTTCTCCTGCCACGTTTTCTTGATGCCGTGCGCGGTCGCATACCCGGCCGGGTCGTCCGGCGACCCGGCCTGTAGGTCGGGGTCTTTCACGCGTAACAGGCCCGATGGCGTGCCGGTCGCGAATGCGTTGGTGGCGTAGCGGTCTTGGGCGGCGACCCGGGCGACCGTGCTCATGCCTGCTTCCAGGATGCCGAGGCCCCGTAACGCGCCCGGATACGGCAGGACACCTTTGGCGTGGAACACCTGCGCGGCCGGCAGCTCGGACACGATCTGGCCGTCACACGCGAACCGGTAGACGATCCGGCCGTCGGTACGGACGACGGCGGTGTCGCGGGCGGGCCACGGCGTCACACTGCTGGCGGCGGTCCCGTCGCGGGCCCAACCGTCGATGATGCCGACCGCGTTGCCGTGATCCAACAGGTCCGCGACCCACGCCGCGACCGTCGCGCACCGATCCTCATCCGGGTTCGGTGCCACCAGCACCGGCGGGGTCGGGTCGTCCTTGACGAGCGACTGCCACGAACCGAGCGGCATCCCACCGATCGCCTGGGAGATGAGAAGCCGGGCCCGCCAGTAGCCGGGGACCGCCATGGCGTCCACGAGATCCATGTCCCAATGGGTTTGGAATTCGCCCGACGCCGGCCACCAGCTCACGGGCGGCCGGACCCCGCCCGGATCCCACCACAACGTCATCGACGGACGGGGCCCGTCCGGTACCGCGGTCGAGGCACGGAACAGGTTCCGGAGTTTCATACCACCGCCCATCCAGGTTGGGGGGCCGGTACCGCGGCGACATGCCACGCGGCCCATGCTGCGCAGCGGGCGAGGTCGGAGGCGCCGGGCGTGGATGGCACGAGACCGCCGGGCCGTTCCGCGACCCGCATGCCCAAGATTTGGGCGGTCAGTTCGGTGCCGCCGTCGTGGACCAAATGTCGTTCGGTGATGAGGCCGCGCAGTTTCGCGAGGGCGGCGGCGCTGTCGGCGGCGGTGACGACGGTCCCGGCCGGGACGTCGGCTTTCAACGCGGGGCCGATCAGCAGGACGGCCGGCTGCAGCATTTCTGCCCACGCCAAGGCGGCGCGCCGCGACCGGTGCAGCACACCCCAGGTGAGGACGCGGCCGCCCGGTAGGAGGCCGGCGGCGGCGGCCGCGCCGCCACGTCCGGCGCGGTCATCGACCGCGACCGTGAGCCGGTCCGGCCGGCCGATGGTCACGTCCGCGAGCGCCGTCCAGACGGCCGGTTCCACCAGCGGCGAATCACGCAACGTCGTTCTTGTGGAGCGGGCCGGCCAAATGTTGAGCCATTGCGCCCGGAACGATTCGAGCGGGTCCGCCTCCAAGGGGTCGGGGCTACCGGACAGGCGCGCCCGCTCGAGCGCGGCCGCGACCGCCCGTTCCCGCTGCCCGTTCCATCGCGGGCTCGCGGCCCGCCACTGGGTCCGGTCGTCGAGCTCGGCGTCGGGGCGCGCCGACCATTCCAAGATCAGTGTGTCGTCCGGCTCGCGGATCTGGCCGATCGCGACCGCCCGCCGTTTCGGGAACAGCGACGTGGCGGAACGGTGCGCGGTCGACAGCAAACCGAGCTGCGGGCAGGCCCGCGAAACCATCGTCGGTTCGAGGCCGTCGTCCACGATCTCGGGTGCGACGTCCCACGCCTCGTCGACGAGGCCCATGCTGACGCTGTAGCCGTAGACGCTGTCCCGGCCGCGCACGAGCCATTCGGAACCGTCCGGTGTCATGACCGCTTCGCGGCCGTTGCCTTCCGCGGCGTTGTAACCCTCCGCCTTGTGGCGCCGCGCCCACGCGCGCGCGGGTCGCTGCACATACCGGCAGACCGGAAGATCCTTCCCGGTGTGCAGGACGATCTGCGGTTCGCCGAACCGGGCCGCCTGCTCGATCCGCCACGCGGCAAGGCCCCGCAACTGCCACGATTTCCCGACCTGGCGGGCGGTGGACACCAGCCACGTCGACCAGACCAGCCGGCCGGCGCCGTCATGTTCGAGGACGCGGGTCGCGACCAGGTGCTGCCACCAGAGCAGGCTGTCCCCGAGCCGATCGGCGACCCATTTCGCATATTCGTCGCCCCACGAACCGACCGCGCTGGGGTGTGGCGCCGACATGTACCGCGGCCACGTCGCATCCTCGGGCACATCGCGCAATTGTCGGAGCCATTCGGCGCCATCCCAGAGTCCGTCCGACGGCCCTGGAGTCCTTTCAGACGGTTCCGGTCCCGTCCCGGCTGTTCCCAGGGGAGATTCACCGGAAGG